CTTCCTCTTCCTCTTCTTCCTCTTCGTCCTCTTCCTCTTCGTCCTCTTCCTCTTCGTCCTCTTCCTCTTCCTCTTCGTCCTCTTCCTCTTCATTTTCCTCTTCCTCATCATTTTCTTCTTCTTCCTCTTCATCTTCCTCTTCATCAGGATTTTCATCGACATCTTCTAATTCATCTACATCATTTGATACACTTTCTGCAATAGGAACAATAGGTTGTGCAGAAGATACACTGCGAACGATTTGTGGTTTTTTTGCAGGATTTGATAGTGCAGATGCTTGCGTTGATGCTTGTGGAGGGACTGGTGCAGATGCTTGTATAGATGCCTGTACAGAAGATTCTTTTGGAGGAACTATTGCAGATGTTTGCGCAGATTCTTTTGGAGGCGATAATGCCTTACGAATAATTTGTGGCTTTTTGACAGACTTAGAAACAGATGGTATTTTTACAGGAGATGCCTCTTTAGGGGGTGCAATTGAGGATATAGGTACAGGTACAGGAGCTGGTACAGGAGCTGGAGCTGGAGCTGGAGCTGGTACAGGAGATAGCTCCTTTGGAGCATTCATATTTGCCATGGGATCGAAAGCTAAATAATTCGGCGCATTATTCGCCATCGGATCGAATGCTAAATAATTAGGCTGAGAGGACGCCATACTAATAATAGAAATGATAATTCATTTTATATCTAAACGCTTATATAAAATGAATCAAATAATAGATCCGCATATTAATAAGATCGATAACAAGATCGTGGCAAATCATTTGTATGAACAGGGTGAAAATTTTTCATAATTTTCCCAGCCTTTAACAAAATCTCTCGTTTTTCTACATTATCCGGACGAATCTTTGAGGTGGCTTCATCCAATGAGCACCATTTAATAGCACCAATTTCACGTGTCATATGAAGATTATGTAGATTCATTTCTACTTCAATATTATTATTACAAATAGCAATATAGTATTTATGACAATAGTGAACATGATTTGAACCAAAAAAAGTTTCTGAAATAGAACATGTATTTTGTAGAACTGTAAAATCATTACGTTTAAGACCCGTTTCTTCTTGAAATTCACGAACCGCGCAATGTATATCATTTTCATATGGATTACGTCGACCTTTTGGAAAGCCCCATTCAGGTTCTGTCCATTTCGTAGGATATTCAATTAATAGTCGAGGAAGAATATCTACAATCTGTGTAAATCTCTTTTCAGAGGATTCATAATCATTCTTATGAGAATTAACATTGGAGGTTTCTCCCCAAAGTCCCTGCCACAATTCATGAAAATTTTGAGTGCACAATCGCAGTTGTTCATCTTGTGTCATACCTTTTAACAGTCGCGACATATAGTCTTTATCATGTAAACTATATTTACCTCTTATAAATTCAACAAATGCCAATGAATCCTTGCGTTGAATTAAAAGAAATTGTATGGAATCATTTCCGTTATTTACAATGGTTGATTTTGAAAATAGAGAAGTGCTATTAACATCATCCTTGTATTTTACGGCAATGATTCCATAACTGGTAACAGGAGCAAGGCAATTACGAAAAATATGCCCTGTTAATCCGCAATTTGTACATTGTTGTGTCCGGTTATGTGTATTATTCATTTTTGAAATAATTCCTTACAGGATACACAATAGTAGTCTTTAAATCAGTGGGAGTGTAAATTATAATAAGAATGGAATGATTGAATAGAATGCTATTTCCTCCAAGTGTATGGGGGCCATTTTTTTGGCATACGATACATATTGTCGCTATTGGTTATCCAAAAAATCCGACTTATATTGATAAAAAATGTGCAAAAGAATTTTATGAGTCATTAGCCTATTTAATTCCATGCAGTGTATGTCGCACTCATTATAAAGAGCATATTTCCTCACATCCATTAACACCATTTTTGGATTCAAGAACGGATCTTATTAAATGGACAGTTGATATTCACAATACTGTTAATAAAATGTTGGGAAAGCCTGAATGGACAATGGAGGAAGTGATGGCCTATTATGAGCGAATCGGCAACCGCAATCGTTCTCCTGTTTGGACAAAAGAGGATATGAATGAAGTAGACTATCGATCATTTATTAAGGGATTTATTACAGGTTCTGCAATATTATCTACACTGGGAGGTGTATTCTATTTCCTTAATCGAATTACATAATAGTAAAGAAACATGACAACGGTTGGTCTTAAAGATTTCTTTTTAGGAAAAAGTGGAAATCAATCAAAGCAACCTATTATTCCCTATACACGAACAAATACGGCGGCAACCGTGAGCGGACCAATGCTTGGCTTAACAACAGGATTTGGCGCAATGTCATCAAACACATCCAGTACATTGGGGAATTATTCAAAACAGATTTTATCCTATTTGCTCGCCATTGGATCCATCATACTTATTATTTTAATTTTTGTCCATTTCTTCATTACTCCCATTTTCAGTTATCAGCCTGGTGCTCCCGGTATTTTTGTCCTACCAGGATTGGATGATGGAGTACTTTTTTGGAATAAAACAAATACGGGACTTCTTCCTAACGATACCTTGCCAATTCAAAATTTATCATTTGCGTATTCACTAAATGTTGATATTTTCATTCAAGATCCTCATGTTCATTTTTCCACTCATCCTCGAGTATTATTTCGTCGTGGAGGAACCGTTCGCACCTCTCCTACAGGAAACACGCTACTAGGATTGTTAAATAATTACAATTTGGCATGTGCTTTATTACCTGATACAAATGATTTAATGGTATCTGTTTTAAATACAGATAATAATACAGAAAATGCTATTATTTCAAATGTTCCCATCCAAGAACCATTTCGCCTGGGTATTGTTCTTATGAATCACGCATTAGAAGTATATATTAATGGTCATTTGTTAAGGACAAGAACATTTACATCACCTCCAAAGAGCATATTAGGCGACATCTATCCAATAAGTGGAATTGAATTAAATATGGCAAAATTACGTAATTTAAAAATATGGGGAAAACAATTAACAAGTTTGGAAATGAAAAGAGCAACGCCTTCTCTTGCTACTTCAACTGATTTTGGTTCAGGTCCTATGTCGAATACATCATCATGTTCATCAGCAGATACGTAGATTCTGCTATAAAAGCGTCCGACACGTTTGGCGTCTAATAAATTACATAAATAGAATGGAAACGGCAGCCATCCTTTTATATAGCACAATTGCTATATCGATGATATCTATTTTCGCGGCGGCATATCTGTCCGATATAACATATCTATTTTATGGAGGAATTGTTATTTTAACTGTTTATATTATTCTTACCTATGTTGTTAATATCAATCCTGATACATTAGATACACTTACTAAAATTACTCCATTATCATCCAATAAAGTGGTACTGATGTCTGAAATGGTTCAATCCATGCTATTAGGAAATTCAGGTTCAACGGTTATGGGTTTCTTTAATATTCAACAAGGCGATCGTACAGCAACCTATATCGATAAACTCCAGACGGATACGTTTATTCCAATTATGCAAGTGGCAAATAACTGGCATATTGAGATTTCACATTCTCCAACGGGTCAAAAACAAACGTCAGCACGACTCCGAGTACAAACAAAAAACGGCAATGGGGAACTGAAAGATGAAATAATGGATTTACCGCCTCTTCCTAATCAAAAATGGTTATGTATTACATTATTACGTGATGGGCGTAGATTTGATATGATGTATGATGACAAAATCGTTGCATCTCAGAGACTTCAGAATTATCCGGTAGTGATTAGCAGTCCCTTAACAGTTGGAAATAAGGGATTAGATGGGTCGGTTATTCATGTAATAGTAAGCAGTCGTCGCTATCATCCAGATGAAGTAGAAAAAGAACGTCTTAAATATGTTAATACAAATAATATGATTCTTGAAAATAATTTATTTGATATTACTCTTCCTACCATATCACTATTCGGAAAATGTCTTCCGGGTTTACCATGTGACGCTGTTATGAAACCTCCACGGGATAATTTATTTCAATGGAAAACACCCTATGCTTAAAATTGGAGAAAAAGAAAGATAGAATTATCCATGCTGAATACAGGTATCATGGACAACAATACGAATTCATCTCCAGAGGCAAGATTAATTCCAGTATTACTCTTTTTTGGAGGACTTCTATGTTTATATTATCTTTATATGTATCTATTTGGCCCAAAAACAACAAATGAATATCCACTTATTACCGCGACGCAAAATGCGAATATAGATGATTCTAAAAAGATTGTTATTACATCTGATAAATTGCCAGTACTATATGAAGGCGGTGAATTTACGATTTCTACCTGGATTTATATTAATAACTGGTCTTACCGTCAGGGGTATAATAAATCTATTTTGCGTATTGGAGGCTCTAATTTTGACACCATTCGTATTCATCTGGGCGGATACAAACCGAAGTTATTTGTTCGTTTTCACACCATGGACAAGACCAGTCCTACCACAACGAATGATCAGAGTGTAGATAACAATACATCAGAATCTCTTGAATTTGCAACATTAAACTCCACATATAACATACAAAGTATCGATTCTGGATTATTGGAATCGAGTGTTGGTTGTGATTTACCAGACATTGATTTACAGCGATGGGTAAATATTACGGTAGCCGTTAATGGTAAAACAGTGGACGTCTATATGGATGGAAAATTATCTCGTTCATGCGTACTACCGACAAGATTCAAGGTAGACAGCAGCTATTCTGCGTATCTATTGTATAATACTGGCTTTGGTGGTCAGATTTCAACAACAACCATGTATGATTCTGCACTAAATCCAGAAATGGTATATAAGAATTACATGGCAGGTCCTGAACCTATTACGGGATTATGGCAGTGGTTTACATCGTTCTTTGCTCCAGGTGTTGATATTACAGTATCCTCAAAGTAAGTAAAAAGATTAAAAAAAGAGAAAATAAATAATACAAATTAGTAAGAGGAGATGATGCAAGCATTCGGTCAGCAAAATAATCAACCAGCGCCGAATTCTGGGCAACCCGGTATCATACAGCAAATTATTACTGCAATTATATGGGCAGCGCTTGTCTATTTGGCACTTATGTTTATGGAATTAGTATACAAATACATCAATCGACTATCAATTAATCGTACCGTTCTATTACCTAAAACGTATACCATGAAAGATGCTGTTAATGTTTCACAAAACCCAAATGTAGCGGGTTCAAAACCGATTCATTTATCGGATAATGAACGTACAGGAGTTGAATTTAGTTATTCATTTTATTTGTATGTTGATCCCGCATCATTTAGACAAGAGTTGGGTCTATTACACATCTTCCATAAAGGTTATGCAACACAATTTCCTTTGTTAGCACCCGGTGTCTATATGCGTTCTGATACAAATACACTTCGTGTGTATATGAACACGTATAAAACATGGAATAATTTCGTCGAAGTGGATAACTTTCCAGTAAAGAAATGGGTTCATGTAGTAATTGTATGTAAGAACAGCGCACTCGAGATTTTCATTAATGGTAACTTGTCACGAAAGATGTCATTTGATGGATATGCTCCCTATCAAAATAATCAGGATATCTGCTGCTTTAGTGATAGAATCCTGCACCTTACATCGACTACTGTCCCATCCGCAGATGATACAGGATTGCATATATTTGGTGTCATGCAAGGGCTATTGAGTCGCCTTAATTATTTCAATTATGCGCTATGTGTTGCTGAAATCCAACAATTAATGAATGAGGGGCCATCTAAAGAGATGGATTCGGGCATTATGAGTACTATTCCACCCTATTTGGATGATACATGGTGGGCACAAGGATATTAACTGTAAAATGAAATCATATTATAAAATGATACTAAATATGTTTACCTAAAGAGATATACATATTTACTATTCAAAGTAATGCCTGGTGGTGGTCTATTCTCCTTAGTCGCCTATGGAGCGCAAAATGTGCTACTAAGTGGCAATCCTGATTTTACATATTTCTATAAAACCTATAAAAAATACGCACATTTTGCGGAAGAATCCGTTTCCTTTTCGATGGATGGTTCTCAAGAATTGTCATACGATCAGCCCACTCAAGTTCGTTTTAAATTGAAACGTATTGCCGATTTGATAAGAGATATCTATTTTGTATTTGATTTGCCAGATATTTATTGTAAATATATTGAAGGTCTACCAAATAATAATAGAAACGCACAGTACAATTTTGCATGGACCAAATACATTGGGTGTCGAATCATTCAAAATATTGCATTTTTTATTGGTGGTCAGAAGATTCAAGAATTTGGTGGAGATTATATGATAACAAAGGCGCAGTCTGATATCACTCGAACAGATCTTGCAAAATGGCAACGACTTGTGGGACATGTTCCTGAGATATATGATCCGGCAACGGGTATCTATGCAGGTGGTTCAGCAGGAACGGGTTATCCATTAGTATACAATAATAACGGTCCGTCTCCTGCTTCTACAACGACCCCTCCTAATGTCAACCGACCTTCTATTTCAGGACGACAGATTCAAGTCCCTTTGCCATTTTGGTTTGCGGAATCCACATTTGAGGCACTTCCACTGCTTGCTTTACAGCAGCATGAGTGTGAAATTCAGATTACATTACGACCTATTAATCAACTGTATACCGTGTTAGATAGAAACGCTTTGAATAATGGGCAGCAAGTTGCACCTGGATATCAATATCATCCGTCGCCCATTTCACTACAGCCTCAAAATGTATACTATACGTCGGTTTCGGATATTTCAGACATAACGATTAATAATTTTCTAACAGATATTGGAACTCCAAAACCACTATTGAACACATGGCCCTTACAGCCTCGTATTCAAATGACCTATGTCTATATAACAGATGATGAGCGAGTGCAATTTTCATCGGAACCATTACAGTATTTGGTACGACAGATTACAACCTACAATTTTGATTCCATTACGTCGCGTGAATTTGTGGAATTAGATACACATAATCCGATTGAACGTATTTTAATCGTCCCACGTCGTTCTGATTCCATCCAATATAGAAACCAAATTGATAATTATACGAATTGGGTGAATCCATTAAAACCTCCATTTATTCCATCAGGTGGAGGATGGGGAGGAACTATTAATATCGATTCATCAACGGGTGTATTTGTTCTGAATGGTCAACGATCTATTTTACAAACATTAGCCATTTTAGGAGATGGTAACCCATTACAAGAGGATAAACTTATCACCTATTATAATCAGGTGGTACCATGGAAATATCTAAAAGGTAATCCGGATCCCGAGTTAGTCATCTATCCGTTTTCATTAACATCGCCTAGCAACCAGCCCGATGGGAGTATTAATAGTAGTCGCATTCGTGTATTTCAAGTGGATTTAAATGTTAACCCGCTTCCAGCGAATAGTTTTTATCAGTATAATATTACAATATTTGTGGAAAGCCTTAATTGGGTGTCCATTTCTGCAGGAATGGGAGGCTTGAAATATGCCCTATAAATTGTGATATTGTGTTCTATAATAAAATCAATGAGATTCATAGAATGTCATCGATTCTATCTGATATATCCGAAAAAATAAATCTGGATGGCATGAAAAAATCCTTATCAGATGTTGTTAATACGATACGTAGTAAAATAGGTCTTGGAGAACAATCGTCCGATGAAAATGTGGATGATGTGGCAGATGCAGCAAGTGTTGCGGCCTCTGCAAATCCTGCTGTCGCAGTCGCCCAAGTAACTGTAACTCGAGCTGTTGGAAAAGAGCGAGTCAAAGAAATACTATGGGGTATTGTTTATAAAATTAGAGATTATATCGTGGAGTATGGTCCACTTATGTTGCGAGCGTTTATCTATATCATGATGGCAAGTTGTGTGGCAAATGATATGATTATCTATCCAGCTATCATTCGTGGCATCTTTTTTGCGGCAACATTATTTATTACAAGTTCAAATATTTCCTATGCAATTATGATAGGATTGTATTATGGATCTAAATATGGATGGGATTATTATAATGAACGTTTATCCACTGACAAAATAAAACCACCAAAGAGCTTTCCAAAAATATTTGGCGTATGTCCATTAACCACTACCTATTATGATTCTAAGATAAAACGAATCTTTCTATGGTTATTTATGTATCAAAAAGCAGACAATACAAAGGACAGAAATGCTGAAAATAATGAATTGATTACATTAATGAAAGGCTACTGGGATGATTTAAATAAATCATTTGATTATCTTGATAAAATAAAAGAAGAACCACATATTGCTGAACTATATAAGAGAAATAAAGAGAATCTAACCGCTGAAAAGATGCATCCACTATTACGACCACTTAGCACAATAAATTTTAATGAAGACGATGTATCTGATGATAAAGTAAAGATGGTTGCGGCAGCTACTGCAGTGGCCGCTAAAATATTAGGTCGAGCAGCGACGGTTGTTCCATCCGTTAGTCCATCCGTTAATCCATTAGTTAGTCCGTCTGTAGAAAGCAAAGCTCGTCGGCTCCGGCTTGATAATAAAATTGCGCTTGGGAAACGGGGTCGCCGGCATCGGTAAGATTTTCAAAATTAACACCTTTTACAACTCGTCCATCTTTAACATCGAGGCATGGAATTATTCGATATTTCAA